CAGGCGGTCAATGCCCTTGTTGGCAGTAAAGGTAACGCATTCGCCATTGAAAATGTCAGTGGTGACGTTATCCATATTAATAGGAACTTCAAGGAAGCCCCCAGTGTTATAGGCGGAACCGGCCATTTGAACCGGTCGAAATCCGTAACCCATAATCTTTTCTCCTTAACATCAGGCAACGGCCTGATTAGGAGTCCTTCTCCTAAGAGCCGTCGCCAAACGAAACGCGAGTTCTCCGCTCCGGAGGGAGCAAAGGCATTCTCGCATCTTGTTCACGCATAAAACTCTGATCCACGGCATCCATCTGTTCTTGGTTTACCTTGTTTATATATTCCTGCCTCTGTTTCATCTTTTCAGCAGAATTTTTACAAAGCATCAAGCCACCCACTACAGCCGCGCCATCAAACCGGGTATCAATATCCGGAATCAAACGAAGCTCAGGGTGATCTTCCAAGCGAACAGGCTCCCATCCTTCCCGGTACTTCCGGGAAACATTTGTGTTATCCGATTCACCTCGCATTGAGGTGCGAATCCATCGGAAGACATAACCATCCTGCGGATCCGGTGTCGGAAGAACACTCGGGGGAGTCCATGTATCAGGGCGAGCATTCACCTCTCTGGATTCATGCTCACGTTTTGCGCGAGGATCCTGTTCCTCATCAAGCTTAGTCTTATCAACCATTTGCTTTCTCCAGTTCCAAAACCTGTTTGGCGTACTGCTCAGGACTAATACCCAGGCGCTTTGCGAGTAGCACTTGAGTCTTCGTCATTTTGATTTTGCGCGATTTCGCACCCGTAGTTCGCCTTGCAGGTGCCACCACCGTCGAAGGTTTTCGGGGAGTCTCATCCTGACGAAGGCTTGGTGCATCCACCGATACATCGGTTTCATCTGCCTCCCCGAATTTTTCGGGAAATCTTTCCCGCATCTTTCTGTCAATCCGTCCGTAGTAATCACCACTTGCAGGACTAACACCACTGGAAACCAAATCTTCATGAACGGCAAAGGCGAAAGCCGTCATCTCTCTGTCGGTCTGGAACCAGGGATTTCTTTGAGCCCATTGGGCTGCTTTCGGGTCAGGGACAGGAGGTCGCTGCTGAACTTGCGGCTGCGGCTGTTCCTGCTCTTGAGCCGAGGGCGGCTCTGAAACGGGTGAGTATTCTGAAGCTTTTTGTGCATCATACGAAGCACGGGCCAGTAATTCCTGGGCGTCCGCTAGGGCTTCAGAGTCACCTTCTTCATGGGCTCGTTTAAGTCTTTCCTTTGCTGCTGAAACATCTTTCTCTGTACGAGTCTTGACTTCATCAATCAAAACTTTTTCGCCACGATTCAGAAGATCACGAAGTTGCTTGTTTTCCTCGGCCACTCTCTGGGCATAGGTCACAGCTTCATCGCGCATTCTTGCCGCAGCATCTTTCCCTCTGCGTTCTTCATGGTAATCGAACTTGAGTTTTTTGATTCTTTTTTGAACCGACTGACTGACATTACTCAGTTCTTCTTCGTGGTCCGCTTGAGCAGAACCTTCAGGGGCTCGGCGATTCCGATCCTCTTCCGGCGTGTCATCAAAAATATCAATTTCAACTTCCGGTTCGTTCGCATTCATATCAACTTCTTGCTCGCGTGCATCCCCTCTCGGAGAAGAAACAAGTTGTTCATTGCTCATATTACTTTTGCAACCCCTCTAGGATCGTCAACAACAGCCTCAACTGTGTCATCATTGATTAGTCGGAATTCCTGTTCCCCTACCATGAAGCGGGTTCCAGAGTACGTTCGCATCACGATGTAATCACCGCGATGGCACCATGGCCCGGAAGGGAACTTTTTTTGATCTTTATAAGCTAGATCTCCCAATTGAAGAACAAGGCCAATGATGGTCCCTATTTCTTCAACATGCATAGCTTCCTCAGGTTTGTAGATGCCGCCCTCGGTTTTTTGCTTTGCTTTGGGAACTGCGATTAGAATTTTCCAACCACTTGGCTTGGGCAATTTATCGCCTGCTTTTTTTAGAACTGAATGGTACTCCTCTAATTCTTCAGACTCTTCAGTCATTTCTGTCCTTTTGCAGCTTTCGCTGATTGCAACCGTTTTGGGTACGGCAGAAACCCAGGCACCCTACATGGGTGATTTTTTACAAACATGTACCGCCAAGGTAAATGTTTAAAAATTCTGATATGACAATGCCAAGATCATCTAAACCTACAGCACCGTCTTTGTTTTTGTCATAAATGCAAGTCATGACATCCTCAGACCTGCAAGTTGATAACGATGTTTCTTTAGCCAATCTAGATACACAAAATAATTTAGGTATCTCTAAACTAATGCATTCATCTATTTGATTGTCACTTACTGCAAACGGAGGATTTACATACTCTCCACTTACAAATGTTCCAGAAATGTACATACCCTCTATATCTTGATCGTTGCTCCAACAGAATTTTTCTTCTTCAGCGAAAGATGCAGATGGAACTAAAAGCAAAAACAAAAGTGTTCTAAACATCTTTTTCTATTCGCTCAATAATATCTAGAAATTCCCTCTCGGCTAAAGCTAGACCTTCAATTACGCCTACATGATATTTATAATCAGCGAAATCAGAAGCACAACCCGTGGCCAAATCGTCAGCCTTGTTGTTCATGTTTTCTCTAAGCTTTTCTTTAAAAAGCTCACTCCAGCTTTTAGCCACTATTCCTCTCTCATCTCTTTAATTTTTTCAGCCATTTTTATTCCTGTATTGACTCCTTCAAGAAGTTCCTTGGCTGTTCTTTCATCATTCTTGTCAGACATTTCCGCATGGGCCAAACCAACATCGCTACCCACCTTAAGACCTGTAAGAAATTCTTGAGACGAAATTCTTTCTTTCTCAATTTCGTTTCGGTCTTCTGCCTTCTTGAGGTCTGCCGCAATCTTGGCCGCATCGGTTTTAACCTTAGACTCAATCTGAGCTTCCCTAAGATCAAGCTCCCGGTTCTGCTGTTGAATAACCGGATCTTGCATCTTGGCCATCTGCTCTTTAAGCTGCTGCTCCGCTATGTCCCGGCCAAGCAATCGACTTCCAGCTTCGGCAACCAAGGACGATATCCGTACTTCGATATCCTGGGGAAGCGGTTCGTCGGGCGGGGGCAACGGCACTCCAAGTTCTTTTTCAATTTCCTGCCTGTACTGAAAGCCAAGATGTTCAAGAACATGAGCCGCAAGCGCCGCTTCGATTTGTTTTGCCTTGGGAGATGATTGAATAATTTCCATCATCTTAGGATCTTTGGCCGCATCCATGTGAACTTGAATGTGAGAAAGATGATCTTGAAACATGTAAGCGCGAACAGGGTCTGTCTTGAGAAGATTCATATTCTCTGAAACAGGATCCAACGCCTTCACATCATCTTCAGTCGGAACAATTTCATCGGCGTCTTCGATTCCCAACACATCTAGCATCTGTCGATGAAGCTCAGACAGGTTATACAACTGAGGAGCAGTAGAAGCCAACTGAAGTGCTGCTTGGTACTGCATAATTCTTTGCGCCATTGTCGAAGAGTTAGGATCTGAGACCGGGATAACATCAATTCGATTATCGAAATCCTGTGCTTTGAATACTTCATTGCCATCCACTTCCCATTCATAATCTTCCGGCATGTAGTCCCGGACAATGTTGGAAAGAATCTTAAACTCTTTCTTCATGGCATAATGAACACGGGCTTGAATCGCATTCATTACCTTCATTGACCTTTCAATGATTGCCAAGGTTGTTCCGACCGGAGCTTGCTGGTTCATGTCCGACACCTTCATGTCGGTAATCGAAGCAAACCTTCTTCCTTCTTCTACAATATTGTTCAACAACTGGAACAAAACATTGGAAGGTTCTTTGTAAGGAAGAAATGTAATGTTGTCCCGGATCGCTCCGCCCGGAACATCTACGTCTCTAAACTCACCCGGCATAATCGGTGAGTCATCGCCCTTGATTCTAAGGCCCCTAGCCTTCAAGCCTCCGGGAAGATTTGCCAATGTTCCGGCATCGACCAGTTGACGAAGAAGTGATGTTGACGATTTAGTGATACCACCGATAAGGTGAATTAGACCAAATCCATAGAAACCCATTCCCGGAAGGTATTCATAATGGACAAAGTGATCTCTACGCCTTTTAAGCGGATCTCCCTCCATCCAGTTCCGTCGGATCGACAAGATCTCCCCACTTCCCTTGTCGATGCTGATGACGTAGGGAAGAGCAATTCCCGTAGGATCCCCGTCCTGCATATCCTCAAATCCTGCGAGATCCCAGTCAACGTGGACTTCAAGAACGGTGTGACGACTGTCCGACGTAAAGCCCGGAGAATCGCCTGTTAGTTCGTCGTACTTTTCTTGAATGTCGGAAAGGTCTGAACTCCCTTCGGACAATTCGACATCTCGGTAGAAACCGGAAACTTGAAGCTTCCGCATTTCGTTTACCGTCTTCTTCATTACATGCGTGACACGCTCAGCCATCTCAAGAGAGGGCGCACCATAAGAAACAAGAAGATCTTCTGCGGGGATAAACATCGAACAGGGCCTACCCATATTCGGATCCCAGTAGACCTTTCTGAATGCGCTACCGGCCAAAGCAAGATTAAACAGCATCTTTTCTGTTTCGGACCGGTATTCAGGCATGTCTTCGGTAATCAAGTAGTTCATGTACTCCTTGACCCGGAAAGCCTGCTTTTCTTTTTCTTCCGTCATCTTCCCCATCATCTTTGTCTTGACGGGTCCGGCGTTGGGAAAAATCTCCGTAATGGTCTGAGCTTGGAAACGAACGACGGCCTCGGCCAAAACAGGATGCTGAACACCGCAAGCACCGGGCCACGGCGTGCTCCTGTCTTCAATCTTCATTCCAAGCTGATCAAGGCCCTTGATGTATGTCTCTTCCCAATCCTTGCGAGATTGCTTGTCAGAACCGCACATACCCAAAAGCTCAGATGAGATTTCCTGAAGAACTCTATCATCGCAGTAATCAGCAAGATTGGAGTCAAAAGAAACCTCTTCTTCGACTACATCGGAGGGGTCAAGATCAATCATGATCCCCCCATCGTCAGTTTCCGAAATCACCATATCGGGAGCAACGATATCGGCAGAGATCTCCTCAACGACAATATCTTCGGGAACAACCCCGTTCATATTCAATCCTGCTTCAATTGCTGACTCAATGGCCATCAAAACTCCGACTAAATGTATCTTCTTCCGTAAGCATCCCGAACAGCACCGCCTCGCCTGTATCCATGCCTTCTCATCGCATCTGCAATTCTGTCCATCCGACGAACAACTCCATCATTCGGATCCAACGCTTTGAGTGACTTATACTGCTCGTGGTTCAAAAACTCATCTGCAGCATCTTTGTATAAACCCTGCTTAATAAGTTCAAAAGTCTTGTGCCTTGTCGAAAGATCACCACGATACCTAGCAGAAGCAAGGTGAGCAAATAATTCAGGACTGATGTTTTCCATCGACGGGCCAAGATCTTTAATTAACCTATCAATATTTTTTCTGTAAATTCTTTCGTTTAAAAAATCGCGCTCTTCCAAAGTTAGGGGAATTGCTTTTGCAATTGCCGCGTCAACCGCACCAATGCCATCTTTATTTTTGATACCCAGAAGAGGATCGACTTTAGAAAGTATCGACTCTGAAATACCGATGTCTTCAAGTTCTTTCCTGTTGTACTGACCGAGATCGACACCACGACCCACTGTCGCGCCTGATTTTCCATACCTGTCAGACGGTAACGAATAATAGTTTGGCTCGTTTCCTTCATCCGCCTCTATTAGAGCCAGTGATCTTTTGTAGTATTCGTCCAATGTAAAAGCCTCAGTACGGGGAATAGGGTTGTTTTGGAACGAATTCAAGATCTTCATCACTATGAAGAGGAACAAAGCCACCTTGCCTAAACCGCAACAACGCTTGAGTAGAAGAGTCAACGAGGTCATCGTGCGCGGCTGCTCCCGGGAACCCTGCAAACTGCTCAATCACTTCTTCTGCGAATCTTTTATTAGGAGCCCAGATTGCTCCCGAAGAAAACAAATCAGCGACCGCATTCACGCGGGCAATCTTATCTCTTCCTCTAGATGGGACATATTCACTTACAGGAACGCCCATCTGTCTTAACTCAAAAATTAAAGGAGATCCAGCCGCCTTGGCTTCTACGATGCACGCATCCGGTTGCCATTGGGTGTATGCCTCGTAAGCCCTTCTCTTTAGTTCTGGAAACTCCATTCTGTCTTGAAAAGCATTCAGGAGAATAATATTCGGCCTCATTCTCCCGTCTTCTGTGCTGTCTGTGTAGAAAACGCCCCATGTTGTGCAGGCCGAATAGTCTGCTCTTTCTGTTTTCAGGAACGCTGTATCCCAAGACTGGATCAAAAACTCACAAGGAGGGGGGTCCGGTGCTTCCCACACTCTCCACCATTCTCTTTTAATGATTGCTGCTTCGTCTGCACTCGGGTCTTGCTGATACTGAGCAGACCACTTTGACGCAGGAAGCTCTGCTTTAACTTTTTCTAGCTCATCAATTGCCCAGAACTCTGGCCAAACTGGATTACCCGAAGGCAGAATGGCAGGGAATTCAATCACCTTCCATTCGTCTGTGCCATCTCGCTCTGTTGCGTTCTTAAGTAGCTGACCCGTCAGGTCGCGTTGTGACCATCGGGTGGCGACCTGAATGATTTTCCCCCCGGGCTGAAGACGCTGTCGGGGTCCAGAGGTATACCACTCATAGACCCTATCGAAGACCGATGGGTCGCCCATCTGCGCCTCTTGCTCTGAGTGGGGGTCATCGATGATGAGCAGGTCAGCACCTTTCCCCGTCACAGCACCCCCCACACCAATCGCGAAATACTCACCACCATGATTGGTATTCCAACGACCCGCTGCCTTTGAGTCTGACCGGAGGGACACGTTGGGGAATACGGACTTAAACTCATCCGAGTCCACCAAGTTTCTCACTTTCCGGCCAAAACCAACGGCGAGTTCTGCAGTATGCGCTGTCTGGATAACCTTCTTATCGGGGTGATTCCCCAGAAACCATGCTGGAAGAAGATATGACGCAAACTCAGACTTGGTATGGCGGGGTGCCATGTTTACAATCAAACGATTGTACTCGCCCCCCACTACATCCTCAAAAGCCTCTCCCATTATCCTGTGATGTGAGCCCTCCACAAAGGCGGGCCACACACGCCTGACAAATTCCATGAACTTGTCTTGCGCTTTTTTGTTTTGTTTGAGTTCATCCAGACGATCAATAATGTCTAGGATATCTCTCTTGTCTTCGTCCGGAATAGACTGCAGGATATCCCGCGCTGATGTCAGATCTTCGGACAGAATCTATTCTCCAACTGTTCTGTAAGGCTTCCCAAAGTCGATGTCATCGACACTACCGGCAAAACCTTTTTCCATAATCCGTCTAATAAATTCTTTTTCCTTTACCCTTCTAAGGGTTTCGGGATGTGTCGTTTCCGGGTCAATATAAGTCAAGTCATCTCTGAACATGACAATGTTCCTATACATTTCTTCAGTATCTTCGCCAAGCCGCTTTTTGTTCCGACTGTCACGATCAAGAAATTTAAGACCGGGAACGCCAGACTCTCTCATCATCTCAGCAACATCTTTATCATCCAGTCCCATATCTTCATCTATATAGGCAAGTAGATTCCCGACAGTTTGCTCTCCAAGTATGTCAGTTTCGTCAGACCAACCCTCAAGATCTCTCTTTGAAAGATCCCTGTGATCCCATCCATAAATGATTTTGCTGTCTTGCTTTAGTTCCAATTTTTCTAGAAAATTGTTTAGAGCTTCTTGGACTTCTTCACTTTGGTCAAAAATTTCAGCATCCCAATCCAAAAGATCTTCTTCATTTACGTCATGAATCAATCCGTATAGATTTCTTTCACTCTCAAATTTTACACCCAGTTCATCTACTGCTTCCCTGACTGTTCGTATCTGCTTATCTATTTCTTTTTCGTTTCGCACTCTTTGTCTGCGCCAGCGAGAACTGTCATTATGGTCGCCCTCTTCTGCGCGCATAATCCTGTCTCCCAGTTTGCTCTCCCTGTGATTGATCTTCTGATCTTCAAACTCTTGGATCAATTCTTCAGCAGATCTTAAAATATCCTCTTCGGTTGGAATCGTATCGTTGGGCCTGTTTTTTTCGATTTTATACGCAAGACTTTGAAGAGTGTCCTGCCTAAGTTGCTCATTCGCACTAAAAGATGGGCTCCACGGTGTAGCCCCCCGAGTGTCAAAAACCTCTGCATACGAATCTATATCTAAATCAGGATCATCCGCGAACTGATCCAACATCCGATCTTGTACTTTTGTCCCCACTACAATGCGAGGCTTTGACAAGCCTTCTGCATAAACTTCTCCAAGATCCTTGTTTTCCGCAGAATAATGTCCAAACGCATAGGCTTGATTACCCTCTCCGGTTCCAATCTTGTTCCATGCTGTAGAAACTCTCTTCAGATCAGGGTTCTCTCCCCACACATGAGGTGAGCCATGGTAAGCTTTCATGATGCCCAAGGCACCGCCACCGGCTCCCAGCAGACTCAGCAACCCTTTCATCTCAGCCACCGAGCCAGGGGCCAGAAATTCTGCCGGTAACCCTGAACCGGGTAGTGCTTCACTTCCCTTTTCAACAGTATTGGCCCAAGCCAAATCTGCTTCACTGGTCATGGGGATATCTTCGTATCCCCGAATGAATTCTTCTGCCGCCGAACGGCCAGAACCTTTTCCCGTTTCGACTCTTCGATCCCCAACGTAGGTCGGGATCAGGGGCTCACCGGCATAAAGAGCTTCGGCTGCTCGCTTGGCCCCTGCCGCTGTACCTCCTAGCCATGCAGGGGTCGCTGCGATACCTGTGCGAAGGTAATCCGCAATGGCTTTCCAGCCCTCTAGTGTCGGCCCTTGTCCCGGCATAAATAATTATCCATGAACCTTGAAACGAAGAGGGAGGCGCTCAATCTCGGTGATCAGCCGGAGAGCGCCCCCCTATTGGATTTGTGAACCCCCCTTTGGTCCGGGGCCG